GGTCAATTTGTATTTTTAGCTGAACGTGCTAGTGAATTATTATATGATAATTTATTAACTGATAGAACAATATGGGATGTTTGCGCATTCACATTCTCAGCACAATCTATGGATTGGTTTGCAAAACGTGATTTTGTTGAAGCAGCGATGCATATGAAAAATCAATATGATATAGTATTTTATGTATCACCTGAAGGTGTTGAATTAGAAGATAATGGTGTTCGTACTATTGATGTTGAATATCGTAATAAAATTGATTGGGTTATTAAAGAATCATTACAAGAATTTAAACCTAATAAATTAATTTACATTAAAGGCACTACTGAGGAACGTATTGCTACAATTTTACAAAATATTTAATATTTATATGATGAACAACACGAACGCAGATAAAATGAAAAGTAAAGAACTACGCAAAATTATACGTGAAGCTATAGCTGACGTATTATCAGAAGCAAATGCAATGGTAACAGACAAAGCTGGCACTCATGCAATATCTATTAAAAATCCAACTGAATTAAATCCTTTAAAACAAGACGTAAACGTTACTAGTATTACAACTACAACAGGTCAAAAACTTAAAGAAGATGAAATTGATGAATTAGCACGTATTGCTAAAGGATATAAATTAGCAGATGATAACGTTGATACATCAAGATTTACAAAAACAATTTCAGGTACATCATTAGCTGATGTTATTAATTATTTTAGAGAAAATCCAGGTGCTGATAAAAAATCATTACAAACACAATTTAACTTTGCTCGTCCACAAATCGCTAACGCTATCGTTAATGGTTTAATGGATGCAGGTGTATTAGTTAAATTAGGTGCAGGTGGTGAAGAAGAACCAGCAGGTACTCAAGCACAAGCTCCAGCAGCAACTGATGCTGAAGATATGTTTGTAGGTGGATCTGATAATCCATTAGCAATGTATTTTGATGGTGAACCAAATGATGATGGTAGTGATGATTTTGAACCAGAAGCAGGTGAAATTGAAAAAGCTGAACCAGTAAATACAAGTAATGTATCAGATGAAGATATGGATGCTTCTTATAAATGGACAGAATTAGAGCGTCGTTTAGCTGCTACTAAATCTAACATTTTAAAATTAAAAAGATCTAAATCAGCAGCAGGTGATATTAAAGATAAACCATCTAATGAATTAGAACGTTTACGTGCTTTAAAAACATCGTTAGAACAACGTATTGCTGATTTAGTTGATAGCAGTGATTATGTTAAAAAATTAGCAGGTGTTGAAATACCTGAACCACCAGCAATTGAATTACCAAGTGAAGAAGAAGAAGAACCAATTGATGAAAGTTGGGAAAGAAATAGATTACAATATTACGCAGGAATTAAACCATAACAATATGAAAAAAATAGTTTTAGGGGTTTTAGTATTTTTAGTAGCAGCATATATTATTTTTGATAAGGTAAGTGATGCTGGATTATCAAAAGCATTTTTAGCAAAACAAGATAGTTTAGCTCATGCTGTTGATTCAATGAAATTAACATTAGCTATTGATAGTGCTAAAATTGATTCATTAAATCAAGTAGATTTAGCTTTAGTTGATAAATTAGCAGATGCTAAAGGTAAAGTTAAAATAGTTACTAAATTTGTTGATTCATCAAAAGCAGCAATTGATACTTATAACGAACATCAACTAGTTACTTTCTTTAACAACCGCTATCCTAAAGATACAACTACAAATAAGTTACCTTTAGCACAACCCGTATTAGTATCTACAGCTAAAGATTTAGCAGAATTAGATGGTGCAAAACATATCATTACAATTAAAGATAGTGTTATTGCTTTAACTGAATCTAGAGTAGCAGGTAAAGACAGTGTTATTGCTGTTTATATTAAAAAAGAAGGTACATATAAGAACATAATGATCAATCAAGATACACAAATCAAAGATTGGAAAAATCAATATCAATCATTATACTTACAAAACCAATCACTTAAATTCAAGAATAAGATTACTAAAATCGGAGCTGGAGTTGTAGTTGGTGGATTAGTATATTTAATGATTGCAAAATAGTAGTTCTACCTTAGGAACTTTCCCCGCTATAGTCTCAGTATTATAGCTCTAAGCCCGACCCCGTAAGGTCGGGCCTTTTTTATATATTTATATACATGACTCAAGCAAACGTTAAAGAAATAATTAAACAGGAGTATATTAAATGTGCTACTGATCCTGTACACTTCTTTAGAAAATATTGTTATATTACTCATCCTGTAAAAGGTAGAGTATTATTTCATCTATACCCATTCCAAGAAGAAGTATTAAATGATTTTAGAAGTAATAGATTTAGTATTATAAATAAATCAAGACAGTTAGGTATCTCAACCCTATCAGCTGGTTTCGCTTTATGGACAATGTTATTCCAAAAAGATAAAACTGTGTTGTGTATTGCAACAAAGCAAGAAACAGCTAAAGGGATGGTAGAAAAAGTACAATTTATGTACAATTCATTACCATCTTGGTTAAAAGGTAATCAAAAACCAATATCTGATAATAAACTTTCATTAAAACTTTCTAATAACTCTCAAATTGTTGCTACATCAGCTGCATCAGATGCAGGTAGATCGTACGCAGTTTCGTTATTAATTGTGGATGAGGCTGCGTTTATTGAAGGAATTGATAGAATTTATACGAGTATTAAACCAACCATTGCAACGGGTGGTGGAATCATAGCATTATCATCACCAAATGGTGTTGGTAACTGGTTCCATAGAATGTATACTGAAGCTGAAATTGGAAAAAATGAATTTAAAGCAATTAAGTTAAGATGGGATTTACATCCTGATAGAGATGAAAAGTGGGAAGAAACAGAGCGTGCAAATATGTCTCCAAGAGAATTTGCTCAAGAGTATGACTGTGACTTTTTAGGTTCTGGTAACTCAGTTGTTGAACCTGATATATTATCTTTTTATGAAGAAACTTTTATACAAGAACCTGTTGAACGTCGCTTTATGGGCGGCGATTTTTGGATTTGGCAGTATGCTGATTATAGTAAGCAGTATATTGTTTGTGCTGACGTTGCTCGCGGTGATAGTAGTGACTATTCGGCTTTCCACGTCATTGATGCTACAACATGTGAGCAAGTGGCTGAATATAAATCACAAGTGGATACACGTACTTATGGAAATATGTTGGTATCTGTTGCTACTGAGTATAATAATGCATTATTAGTCGTGGAAAACGCCAACGTTGGGTGGGATGTTGTTAGCACAATAATAGAAAAAGGTTATCAAAATATGTACTATTCACCTCGTTCTTATGGAGCTGATATTAATATGGACAAATGGATGTCTAAAATGGAATCAGATCAAAAAGTACCTGGATTTACTACATCAGCTAAGACAAGACCACTTGTTATCTCAAAGATGGAGGCGTATATTCGAGATAAGCAATTCATCTTCCATTCAAAGCGCTTATTAGAAGAATTACGTGTGTTTATTTGGATGAATGGTAAAGCACAAGCTCAAAATGGTTATAATGATGACTTGGTAATGTCTTTGGGAATGGGATTGTTTACTAGAGACACTGCAATGAAATTCTACGAACAAGGTATGAATTTGTCTAGAGCAGCAGTCGATGGTATTGTTAGAACAGGTATGTCAAATGAACCCATGTTGCCTAGTGGTACTCAAAATCCGTATATGTTAAATAACGGACACGGTCACTTCGAAGATATGACATGGGTGTTAGGTTAATAAATATTTATTGGTATAATAAAACATAAAAATGGCTGAATTAAATAATAACACTCCAGGGTTATTTACCCGATTAACTCGTTTGTTCAATACAGACGTAATCATTAGAAACGTTGGGGGAAATCAATTAAAGGTTACAGATGTTGATAGAATACAAGCCTTTGGTAATGTAAAAACAAACGCATTAATAGATAGATTCACTAAGTTGCACCGCTACGGAGCTAATATGCCGTACAACCCAACAATGAACTATCAAACACTTCGTATTCAGTTATATACTGACTATGAAGCAATGGATACAGAATCAATTATTGCATCAGCATTGGATATTTTAGCTGATGAATCTACATTAAAGAATGAAATGGGTGAGGTGCTTCAAATTAGAAGTGCTGATGAAGTAATTCAAAAAATCTTATATAATTTATTTTACGATATCTTAAACATTGAGTTTAACTTATGGTTGTGGACTCGTAATATGTGTAAGTATGGTGATTTCTATTTACACTTAGAAGTTGCTGAAAAATTTGGTATCTATTCAGTTATACCATTGTCGGTTTATGACATGATTCGTGAAGAAGGTCAAGACCCATCTAATCCATCTGCTGTAACATTTAAAATTGATCCAACAGTCATCGCGGCTGGTGGTGTATCAAATCGTGTTAAAGATAGAGATGGTAAAATTAAGTTTGAAAACTATGAAATAGCGCATTTTAGACTATTAACTGACGCTAACTACTTACCTTACGGACGCTCGTTTATTGAGCCTGCTCGTAAAACTTATAAGCAGTATGTGTTGATGAAAGATGCAATGTTGTTGCATCGTGTAACACGTGCCCCAGAAAAACGTGTATTCACAGTTGACGTAGGTAATATTCCACCGAATGAGGTAGATGCATACATGCAACGTTTAATGCAGAAGATGAAGAAAACACCTTATGTTGATCAACAAACAGGTGAATATAATCTTCGCTATAACTTGATGAATATGATGGAAGATTTCTATTTACCAACTCGTGGTGATAGAGCTGCAACAAAAATCGACACAATTAAGGGATTAGAGTATAATGCAATTGAGGATGTAGTATTCCTACGTGATGAAATGTTAGCTGCACTTAAGATACCTAAAGCATTCTTTGGATTTGAAAAAGATTTGGAAGGTAAAGCTACATTAGCTGCTGAAGATATTCGTTTTGCTCGTACAGTTGAGCGTATTCAACGTATCACATTATCTGAATTATATAAAATGGCATTAGTGCATTTATACGTTCAAGGATATGATG